ACTGTTACATTGCAAAACGGGTATTACTTCACTACAGTTGGAACGGATTTTACTCTCGACGTAACTTATCAACAGGTTACTTTTATCAATTCGGCTCCTGCATTACTGTTGCCGGGTAAAGGAAAATATTTGGTTACTGCCGTTGTGACAGTGGCCGGTCAGGGCGGGGTGACGACCGCAGATGCCGCGATTTTTAAACTTCGTAACACCACCGCCAGCGCCGACGTTCCGGGCTCTGAGCAAAATATTACGTATTTGAGCCCTACACAATATGACCAGGTGATGATTAACGCTCTAGTCACCTCGACCGGAGTGAATCAAACTCTGGCCCTTTTCGGTCGAGCTTCTGGCGGAGGAATTATTAAGGTTGTGGCCCTCAACACGACCATGACTTTTGTGCGTATTGAATGAGCAAACCATTTTCAACTCGTGGCGGGTGCGTTCCAGTGGTGCACAGCGACCATCTGTTAGTGCATACATGTCGTCGTCCCGTTGGGGGTGATAAAACGATAGGTGCTCCACAATATTCATTGACGGTGACGAACGGCGGAGTTGTGGAAGATTTGTTTCAAGATGAATTGGGGAATGTGGTGGTAGACGATGCGCTTGACGCTTTAATTTTGAATTCATGAAGGCAACCGAAATTCCTTTAACAACGGAGCCCACTTCATTATTTGTGCTCGCAAACGTAGACGGGGTGAAGCGCTTGCGCCGGGCATTACCGTCAGATGTGGGGACCCAAGGTCCAGCAGGACCGGCGGGTCCGGCGGGTGCTAACGGTGCGAATGGCGCAACCGGCGCGACAGGGCCGCAAGGCCCCGCAGGGGCAAACGGTGTCAGCAACTCTGGCATTTATTCCGACCCGACTGGGGGAACTAATTACGCTGCCGGAGCGTATGCCGCAGTCACGTTTGTCAATAGCGTTCCCCAGGTGGTGCTTCCAAAAGCCGGGACTTACATCGTAATTGCGACAGTGCCTTTTGATATGAGTCCTTTTGCCCCCTTTGGTGCATCTGATGATATTAAAGCGAAACTGCGTAATACCACGACGGCGACCGACGTGCCTGGAGCCGAACAGGTCAGTTTACGAATTTTTTCGGGCATGTATTACGAAATGGTGATTCAAACCTCCGTCACCACTTCTGCCGACAACCAAACAATCGCGCTGTATGCCGAGTGTTCGTTGCCGGGCTCATCCGGCGGGTTTCCGAACGCCGCTGTTGTAGCGGCAGGCACCTCGATTAGTTATATCCGAATCGCTTAAAAATCAGCACTATTACTATATGAAAGATTTAGCTCAAGACCCCAAGGAAATGTATGGACTCGCTTCGTCCATCGACGATAAGAAACCACAGTATCCGACTTTTCACTACACCGGCACCGATTCGCTCGATTTGCCAGAAGACGGGGAAATGACAATTAAATTTCACGTCGTTTCGGAAACCGAAACAAGTAAAGATGGTAAACACCGATACGAATGCGTCGTGGAGGTGCGCGCTATTGAGGACGTGGCCGAGGAAACGGACGAAGCTCCGGCGCACGGTGCCGACAAGTCGGTGAGCGATTTGCTTGACTCGCTGATGGAAAAACACATGTCCGAGAAAAACGGAAAATCCGAATACTAACATGTTTCGCGTGGATGACGTTTACGACGAAGCGAAAAAAATCGTCGGCATTTGTGATGATGTAAAGCTCTTTCGTTGGATGGGCGACGTTGTCACCATGATTGCGAACAAGGGCGATTTTGAGGGTTGGAAAGGATGGCTCGATATTTGCACGCGAGGTTGCGGCGAGTGTGACGGTAATCGTCCTCACGACCACCGCCATTGCGGGAACCGCTGTATTACCCTCCCGCGAGAAATCGAAACGGTCCTCGGCGTGAATATCGCCGGGCACCCCGCACTAGGATATGGAACACTTTTCAACTTTCATTTGAACGGGCCGGGCGACCATCCTGGACGGACGGCGTGCGATTGGAGTTGGCAGGACCAGGGCGATTGGCACGTAACGTATCGCGATTTGATTACCCCGGCAAAACTCATAGCCTTTTTGCAAACGGCAGAAGACAACGGAAAAGAACTTGTTGTGTATGGCTACGACAGCGCAGGCAATGTGCTGCGCCGACAAGAAAACGGCACCTGGATGAATGGTTATCGAGTGCCAACAATTTTTGGAGTCGCTATCCCTGATGTTAATGCGCCGACGATTGCGAGGATTACAGGAGTATTTAAATCTCCGACGGTCGGGTCTGTTCGGTTAGCGTCGATTGATAGCTCGGGAACCACGGGCGTGAATTTGGCGGTTTATGAGCCTGACGAAACCTTACCACAGTATCGGCGAATCCGAATCAATCGAAGTTGTCATTGGGTGCGGGTAGCATATCGAAAATCTAATCCCACTTTTCACAGTCGATTCGACCACATACCACTTCGTTCTCGTGTAGGATTTTTGTTAGGAATGCAGGCGCGCAAACATTATTCTGACCAGCAAATCGGCGATGCTCATGCCTTTGAAGCAGATGCCGTCAGGTTGGAATTGGAAGCGCAACAGGTTGTCGAGCCTACTACCACATATACGCCGATGCAGGTAATCGACCGGAACAATTTGAAGGATAAATACGATTACGACATCCGGTAATGAGCACCCCTACCCAATCCGGCGAGCGCCTAATTGATTTCGACGGAACATTTTTCCGTGGAATGTCGTCTAACGGCGACCCCGGTCAGCTTCCTCTTGGATATTATTGGAATAGCATGAACATGATTAACACCGGGGGTGTGCTATCGTGTCGTCCTGGCTATCGGTGTCTGGTTAAGTTTCCAAAAGGAAATCTTCAGGGCGGAACTATTTTTCGTCCAAAGGTTGGGTTTGAACAGATGGTCGTGGTAATCGACGGCGTTGTTTATGTCGCGCCTTTTCCATTTTTGGAATTCACCATTTTATCGAACGTCCAGATGTTGCCCTATGCGAAACAAGTCTTTTTTATGCAAGCCGTCCAATCGGCAAATCGAACGAATACTTCTTTTTCGTCTCCGATTGAAGTCATCGCACCGCGTAACGTGCTATTTATACAGGATGGTGGGAATACCGCCCCGGCTTGGTATGACGGCAGTAATTCAGGCCATATTAGGGATAATGAATTTGAGACTCCGGTTGGCGGTCCGATGATGTGGGTTGGTGACCGACTATGGGTTGCCAATCAGAACCGGGTTTATGCCAGCGACATCAGCAATCCGTTTTCCTTCCGAGAACAGATTTATTTGGGTGCCGTGCAAGGGTTTGAATTTTCTGGCGACGTAACAGCGTTAGCAAAAACTCCGAGTTTGGAGTCTCCGCAGCTTGCCATTTTTACGCATGACAACACGTCGATTATTCAGGCGAATATACGCGACCGTTCCTTGTGGCCGACGACTGATGGATTTCAAATCGAGGTGCTGCAAGTCGGATGCGTTGGCCATCGCGCGGTGGTGCCCCACTACGGGCGGTTATCGTGGTTTTGCCCAAGCGGTATTGTGATTTTCGATTTTGCTACCGCCGGAAAGTTGTCTGTGCGTTTGCCCATCCGGGATAACGAAATGGCGTTTAGCAAAACAAGGGTATCCGACAATTTGGATTTAATAGCGGGAGCCGCCTTCGGGCAATATCTTTTGATGAGTGTTCCCGCGAATGACTATTACAATAAGGATACCTGGGTAGTGAACGACGCTGCCTTTGAGACCCTCACCGATGACTCTGGTCCGTCATGGGCGAGTTGGTGGCGTGGAACCCGTCCAGTGGAGTGGATTTACGGCGTAATTGCCGGAATTGAGCGTATTTATCATGTTAGCTTTGATGAAGATGAAGAAATTAGGCTATGGGAAGCATTTACTCCTGACCGGCTAGATAACGGATGCCCCATTACTTGGTTCGCCGAAACCCGAGGCTATTTTGGCGCAACCTCGGGCGTGAAAAAATTGCCGGGAGCGGACTGCCGATTTCAATGGGCCGACATCGCGATGAGCGGTATTGAAGAAGATTTGAATCTTGGGGTGTTTGTGGCTAGCAGTTTGCGCGGCGGATACAAGCCAATTTTCGCCAAGAAAATCAGTGTGGAGCGCGGCAGCTTGTCCTTTGAGCGCGAAATCACCGCGACTACAAAACTGTTTGCACTGAAACCAGAAGAACGAACGAATAAAACCCAAGACGCAAATCAACAGTCCAGTGATAACGAAACCGGCACCTGCGCGGTGGAGTCGGAAAACTTGGAAGGGATTGAAAACAGTTTTCAATTGCTGATTATCGGTCACGGTCCCGCGACGATTCGATGGGTGCGTTCGTGGGCACTCAGCGTATCAGAAGATTTATCCGGTAATCCGACTGCGTGTCAGGACGAAGTCCCGTTCAATACCGTGCGCTTCGACGGAGCCGGTCAGCACGAATCTAATTTGGTCCTGGCGATAGACGAGCTTAGCGAGAGGGAATTAGCTTATTTTACCGCCGTCAAAACGGCTGTCGTGGAGCAGGACGGATTTAGTGCCGTGGGGTTCGGCACTGCGCAGAGCATTATTTCACAAGCGGCAGCGGACCGTGTCGCGGGTATTGTAGCCATCAAACAGGCGGAGTCCGAACTTCGTGCGGTATTGCCGCCGGTGCTGAGCATCGGGGAGGGATTCGATGAATAGCACAATTGACGTATTATTTTTGCGCCGCCCCAAGATTGATTACATCAGTCCGCCGGTATGTGAAGTAACTTTTTCGTCTAGTTCTGGCCCGGTGATAGTGCTGAATCCGCTGACCCCGTTGGGCTTCCCGACCGGATTGATACTCGGTGGAGTCGGCGGGGTATTTTTGTTTTGGAACAGCTATCCAGGTGCGCTGTGTTATTCGGTATATCGTTCTAATACTGCGACAGGGACCTATGTGATTGTGGCGGAGTGTATAGAAAACCCTCCGTTGGATTTAACGCCGTTCGGTCCTGGGTTTTATGTGGTGACCGCCATTACGCCGGACGGAGAATCGCCGCCCAGTCCTCCAATTCATTTTTTTGGTGCAGGAACAATAGTATGCCCATCCATAAAATTACCGTATCCAAATCAGAATGTTTTTGTTAACCTGGACAGCGTTGGAACTACCCTCGGGCCGTTTACGGTCGATGAAGGGTCTCTTGGCGGACCCGTATTGTATAAATGGTTTAAAGATGAAGTATTTTTGACAGATACGACTAACACTACCAAGGCATCATTGGATGTGGTCAGCATCGACGTTACGGATTTTGGGGATTACAAATTACATCTTAGCAATTCAGTTCCAGCTTGTGCGGTAGAGTCGGTGCCAATTCATTTGTTTTGCAATCCCATTGCGTGGTGGAAACTGGACGAAATTGGAGGATTGACTAATCGAGTCGATTCGGTTCAATCTATTTCTGCGGCCCCGTTTAATACTCCTTCGGATTCTGTGGGTTTGATTAACCGGGCAATTTTCTTTAATAATGCGGGACTTAACCAGAAAATCCAAACCGGGTCCGATACCAAACTGAAAAATTCGGGAACTGGATTTACCTTAACGGGATGGATAAATATGGCGGCGAAAGACCCGTCCCAAGAATGGGACCTGCAATATTCGTCATTCGGTGTAATGAGTTTTAGTCTCACTTGGTTAACTAATGTATTGACTTTGACTTTACGAGATGGGTCCGGCACTATAAAATCAACCATCATTTATCCAGCTAATTTTACCATAGGAGCGTGGTATTATTATCGTTCTTTTTATGACCCTGTTAACGCGGTTATTGGTTTACAGGTGAATGATAGCGCTATTGGAACGAAAACTACTGTTCCGGCAAATTTTGTGGTCCCTTCTTTTACGTCGGGGACCTTTTTCCTCGGATGTGCAAATGGGACTTTTTCAGTAAAGAATGATGAGACGGGAATTTTTCCAGTTCCTATTTCAGACGCTCAATCAGATTTTCTTTGGAACAACCGGGTTGGAAAAACTTATCCATTCTAATTTATGGCACTGCAAGCAACAAACCTTTTGATTCAGATGGCGAAAATTCCCGCGACGTTCATCGGCACGCCGCAGGACCTAGCGGAAACTATGGTGCGCAGAATGCGTATCGTCAGCCCCTCTGGAACTAACTTTATTTTCATCGGCGATACAGAACCTACGAGCAACGTGGGGCCGTGGTTGAAAAACGGAAATCAGTGGTGGGTATTCAGTCCCTCGCTGAAACGATACGTGCCCATTGACATCAGCGCTTCGTTTACTCCAGCGTTTTGGGGGCAGAATAGCATCCCACCTTCTAGTAACCCACCGGTGTGGCTGCGTAGCACGCGTGACCCGACTGACATCAACCCGAGTCGCGGTGACCCGATTGGGTGGTATGAGTTTAATGGCTCGGCTTGGGTGCCTTTTAATAGTATCGTTCGCTCCGGCACCACGGCAGAACGCCCTCAAAGTCCCGTGGATTATCAGCAGTATTATGATACTACGATTTCGTGCCTTATTTGGTGGGAACGAAACCTGTGGCGGACCGTCTCCGGCGTGCCCGGCGATGTAAAATTTGTGGCCTTTGGACAACTAGACGACGCCCTTAATCATAATCCCGGATGGGTATTACTCGGCGCTAGCAATCAGAATTTTCGTGGCCGGTATATCAGTCAGGCGACAAAAGACGTTCCCCCAGGAACGACGGACTTGAGCACAAACGTGAATGTGGCCCATCGGCAGGCATTTGAGACCTACGGCGAGACTGACGGGGTCAAAATCGACGGCGCTAGTCCAGTTCCGTATCCACCGACCTTGGCTCTTTTTTGTTTGACAAAAGAATAGCGGTATTAAAATGAAACGTTGTCCGAAATGTAGCTTTCCAAACCCCTTAAAAATCGGCACTATTTAATATGGTGAAAGAGCTTCGACACGATGAGTTTACCGACCGGCTAGAGCCGATTTTTCGCTCCGTGGAGTTGCGGCTACCGTCGCATTTACAGGGCCGAAAGTCAGAGTATTTTTTCCCGGAGTGGCAAAATCTCATGCGGCTTGGAATTGCGCGCGCGTGGGAAATTCCGAATGCCGTGCTTGGATGCTTGTTTTCGCCAGATATTTTTTCTGGCACACGTTTAGCGAATGTGGTGTTTTGGTTCAGTATCCCTGAAACTAAGGGGACTTTGCAGTTACTTGACGCTGCCATTGCAGCGGCGCGTCATGCCGGGTGCAGACGCATCAGCATTGCGGCTTATGGTAGCCTGGAGGGCGAACGAATTGCAGAAATTTATCGACATTTAGGTTTTGTCGAAACAGAACGAATTTTTCAGAAGGAGTTACGGTAATGTCCGACATTTTTAGTGGAATTGGTCAGGTTGCGGGAGCCGCTATTACGGCTAATGCGATGGAGAATGCCACGAAGATGCAAATTGACGCGTTGCAGCGGCAAAAAGACTTCGTGTTTAAACAACTTGACCCGAATGTAGTCGGTCCGCAGGCGACTCAGGCAGACGTAGACCGGGCCAAAAATCAACTCGCCTTGCAGGCGCAAATTGACCCGGCGCTGTTAGCTCAGAGATATGCCAGTCAGGAAGCAATTGGAAAAGCTGCCTCGGAATTAGGCGCGGGTAGTCCGTCTGATTTAGTAGCTAAGCAGGCCGCAAAAGAAGCGGTAGCCGGGGTTCCCGGTGAAGAACAAGCCAAAAAAGCTATAGTTGATGCGGCGCACAAAGAATTGAGTATGGGGGCCACGTTGCCGCCCGATGTTCAAGCGGAAATTGTTAAGGCCGGGTTGGAAAAAACCGGTCAAGTCCAAGGCACCGCAGGTGCTCAAGGTGTTGGTGGGCAGATATTGCGAACCGTGCTTGGGACCGCTGGTATCAATTTACAACATCAGCGTCAGCAGCAAGCCGCTGCATTGACTAGCACTGCCGCTGACTTGCAAACGAAACGTCAAAACATTTTACAGAGTTTGTTTCCGAATTTGCAAGCTGCCCAATTGAAAACACTCGGCGCACAGCAAAGCGTGCTACAGCAATCAAACGCTATGGTGCCCCAGGCCGGACTTGGGGGGACCGATGTAGCTAATTTGTGGTTAGCGCGAGTCGGCGCAACTAATCAGTTAGCTCAAAGTCAAGCAAACGCAGCGGCGGCAGGAGCCCAAGCTCAAGGACAAATTTGGGGGAACACCGTAGCTAATGTTGCCCCGTATGTAGGTAATCAATTGCCGACGACTTCCAGTGCTTACAACTGGGCGAAAGGAATCGTGTCACCAGGTCAGAATTACGATGTTTCCGGGTCTACCCCCTTCATGGGGGATTCGGGGGCGGCGTATACAGCGATTTTGGGATAGTTTTTTATGGCAAGCGGATGGACAGCAGAAATTATTGCGCCAAATATGCGCGTTCACGATGCCGCGCACGCGGCGATTGACCACGTATCCAGTCAAGACGCGTTGCACGCGGCAATTAACCCGGCGCACCCTGAGTATAATGCAACTCAATCCGTTTTAGCATCGCAGGTATTGCATGACCCGAGACTTGGTTCACGAACCGTTCTCGGCACGACCCCGACTGGCGTAGTCGGCACCGGGTCCGTTGCAGCAAATCCCGGCTCCGGTTCTATTCCTCCCGCAGTTCAAGCCGCGATTCAAAATTTTGGGACTAACAGTCAATCATCGGTATTGATGGACTTGCTGAACCGGGTTCTCGGCGGGTATCAACAATCGCCGCCCATTAGTCCGGCTCAGGAAAACTATTACAATTCGCAGGCCGCACTCAATCAACGAAGACTTTTCGACTTAAATCAACCTCAGAATATAATAAACCAAATAGGTGCGCTGGAGTCACAAAAACCGTTAGCGACTGGACCTCCGGCTTTGCCTGGACAATATAATCCTGCCCGCGATATGGCATTGCAAAGTTTGTATGCTCAGCAAGGTGGGGCGCTTGTTCCTGGGGGCGGGATGCAGCCCAAGCCTTCTGCTAGTTTTGGAATGGGTGGGACGTATACTCAACAATCCGGTTGGACACCACCTGTTTACTAATTTTATGCCTGGCATCAACGACTCCGTTCCAACAACGATAAATCCTGGATTACTCAGCGCGCAAAATTTGGTTGCCCCGGCAGCGCCGACTATTACCCCAAGCGCGGTGCAAGCGCTAACGGATAGTATGCGCTCTGGTGCGATTACGGCCCAAGACATTATTGACCGTTCGAGCGAGCTTGGAAAAACCCATCGCAAAGCGCAAATTGAGTTGCACAAGCGAGCTATTTCGGACCTGCAAAATCCTGACCTGATTGCTGCGCGTCACGCGGTAGAGCTTGCTGCCGGTAAGCAGGCCAATTTGGCCGGAACCCAGGCCGAAGCGGCTCAAACGTTGGTGCCTGCGCAAACTCAGCTTCAGGCCGGTGCGCTTGCGCAAGGACTCAGCGAGCTTGGGACCGGTATTCCTAGCGCGACGTTGCGCCAACTAAATTTGGTCTACAACCTAGGCGCGCAGTTTGACCCGCAAACTGGCGTGCTGCAAAACCCTGATGAAGTGCTGCCCGCGCTGAGCCATGTTATGGGTGGGCTGAATGGAATGCAGATTGCCAAGGAATTGTCGGAACGGGTTAAAACCGAACCGGTGACAGATGCTCAAGGAAACACTACTCAGGTGCCGACCTGGAAAGGGACTGGTAAACCGCTGTCACCGGCAGAAAAGGCGGTTATCAATCGGTATCAAGGCATGATGCCCGGATTGTTGCCGGGATTACCTCCCGGCGGCGCGAGTATGGTTCAACCAAAGGCGGCAGATGCCCACGACCGCGCGGCACAAGGGCTCGTTCAACCGCTTGGCGCGCCCGCCGGACCGCCTACGGACGAGCAAGGAAACCTTATTACTGCACAAAGAACCGAAGCAGAAAAAGCAAAACTTGGAATGGAATTGACTGAAGAAAGCCGCAAAACGCAGTCATACAAAGACTGGAGGCACGCAGCATCGTTTTATGAGAACGCTCTCGACGCAATCAGCGCGATTAACAAGGTCCCCATTGCCGACCAACGAGTCGGTAAAGTAAATTTGAATGCGAAAGATACCGAATTAGCAGAGTCGGTTGTTAAAATGCTGGACCCGGCTGGCGTCGTTCGAGAATTTAAGTGGAATAAATTTGAAAGTAACCAACCTTGGCCCGAGCAAGTGCGAAACATAATGTCGAGGGTAAAACAAGAAGGTAAATTTACCCCAGAGACTCGGCAAGAGTTGATGAAAATTGCAAATGCCAGCATTCGCGCGCGCGAGGGTCAGGCGGCAGATTTTCTCAAGCAGTCAAAAGAAAAAGGTGCGCCCCTGACCGACAAAGAGAACGCACTTGCTTCGGGTCAATTAACGCCGGAATATGTTCCGCCGACCGGTGCATCGTCGGGTGCAGCTACTTCGGGTGTGCAAACTCGGACTATACCAGGTAAAGGGGATATTATTTCGTCAGACGGGGGTAAAACCTGGAACTGGGTAAGATGACATGGCTGAAAATTTTACCCCGCTGCCCGGCCCGACAGTTTCCCCAGGAATCAAAACTCTTGGTGAGGTAGCCCAGGGCGCTATCACTGCCCCACCGCCAACAGCGGAAGAAATCGCGGCGTCTGTTCCCAAATCCGATTTTCGCGACACCCCGCCCACGGCAGAAGAGGTTGCGTCAGCGGTGCCGAAGACCGATT